TTTTACTATTCATAATTATCTACTAGATAGAAATATAGTTATTCCAAATAATAAAACACAAACTAGTACATACACTCCAGCCGGTGGATATGTTAAATCACCTAAAACTGGTATGCATGACTGGGTTGTATCTTTTGACTTAACATCTCTTTATCCACATTTGATTATGTCATACAATATCAGTCCAGATACATTTTCTGGAAAACTAAATGAAATATTCACTATAGATCAAATTCTTGAACGACATGTGGAAAAATATCATGAATACCTTGATAAAAACAATTATTCATTGACTGGTAATGGTTGTTTATATACTAAAGAAAAACAAGGATTTCTTCCAGCTCTTATGCAAGATCTTTTCAATAAGAGAAAAGATTTCAAAAATAAAATGTTAGAACTTAAAAAACAAAATGAGAAAGAAAAAAGTAAAGAACTAGAATATGAAATATCGAAATATGATAATCTACAAATGGCAATGAAGATTCGTCTCAATTCAGCTTACGGGGCTTTAGGAAATCCCTATTTTAGATGGTTTGATTTGAAATACGCAGAATCGATTACATTATCTGGTCAATTGACAATTCGTTGGGCAGAAAAATATCTTAATAAATGGCTCAATAATTTGTTAAAAACAAAGAATGCCGATTACGCAATTACGATGGATACTGATTCGATTTATTTGAATATGAGTGAATTGGTAAATAAGTTTAATCTTACAGATAAAGACCAAATTGTTAAAGTGTTAGATCAATTTTGTGAAAAGAAGATTCAGCCATATTTAGATGAAATATATGAAGATCTTGCAAAGATGATGAGATGTTATTGGCAGGGTATGTTCATGAAAAGAGAAGCAATATCTGAACGAGGGATCTTTATTGCTAAGAAAAGATATATTCTAAACGTTTTGAATAATGAAGGTATTCAATACAGTGAACCAAAATTAAAGATGATGGGAATTGAAGCTATTAGATCATCAACACCACAGTCGTGTCGTGGGGCTATTAAAGAAGCTCTGAAAATTATTCTTGAAAAAACTGAAAATGATTCGATCGAATATATTCAAAATTTCAAGAAAACATTTAAAACATTAAGTTATGATGAAATTGCTTTTCCAAGGGGTGTTAATGGTATTAACAAATATTTTGATTGTGATACAATATATCGTAAAGCAACACCAATTCATATTCGTGGAGCTTTACTTTTCAATAGTAAACTTAAAGAAATGAAACTTGAAAACAAGTATTCTTTAATTTTTGATAAAGAAAAAATCAAATTCTGTTATTTGAAATTACCAAATCCATTACATGAAAATGTAATTTCATGTTCTAGTGGATTGCCAAAAGAATTTGGTCTTGAAGAATATATTGATTATGATACACAATTTGAAAAGTCATTTCTTGAACCAATCAAAAATATTCTTGATACGATTGGTTGGAAAACAGAAAAAACAAACAAATTAAACTCTTTCTTTAAATGAGGAGATATAAATGAGTAAGTTGCTTGATAAAATGAAAAAAGTTGGCACAATTAAATATTCTAATGTGCTTAGTGAATCTGATTTTTTTAATGTAAAAGACAGTATTCCAACAGAAATTCCAATTATTAATGTTGCATTGTCTGGCAGATTAGATGGAGGATTATCTTCTGGTTTAACATTTATTGCAGGTGAAAGCCGTAATTTTAAATCATTACTTGGATTAATGTTAGTAAAAGCTTATTTAAGTAAGTATGAAGATTCGATTTGTTTATTTTATGATTCTGAATTTGGTATTACACCAGAATATATTAAATCAAATGGGATTGATCCTGATCGAGTGTTACATATTCCGATTGAGCATCTTGAACAATTGAAATTTGATATTTTAAAAAGACTAGAAGAAATAGAACGTGGAGATAAAGTAATCATTTTTGTTGATTCGATTGGTAATCTTGCTTCAAAGAAAGAAGTTGAAGACGCTCTTGAAGAAAAATCTGTTGCAGACATGTCAAGAGCAAAAACAATGAAGTCTCTATGGCGTATTGTTACACCACATCTAACGACTAAAGATATTCCATGTGTTGCTATTAATCATACTTATCAGACAATGGAAATGTATTCTCGACCAATCATGAGTGGCGGATGTTTAGTAGAAGGTACAAAAATTCAGACACCATCTGGATTAGTTGAAATACAGAATTTTAATCGTGGTGATATTGTTAAAACACTACACGGGAATAGCGAAGTAAGCGAAACATGGAATCCATATACATTAGATAACGGTAACCCTGAATGTATAGAGATTGAATTTGAAGATGGATATAAAGTTGTATGCTCAGAAAATCACCAGTTTTTAATTAATGGTAAATGGAAAGAAGCAAAATATTTGACTCTAGAAGATAATTGCACTACTTTATAAGCCGTATAAAACAATACTTAAATGTGCAAAATTGGATATAATTACATGTCCACATTGTAAGAAAACCAGTAAAGAAAATAGTTCATTTAAAAGATGGTATTTTGATAATTGTAAAAGGAAGGATTTATAATGAAAATAAAAAAAATCACGCGAATTGGAAAAAACCCAGTATATGATATTTCTGTTCGCGACCATGAACATTATGTATTAGAAAATGGTGTTGTAACACATAATACTGGTGGAATGTATTCTGCGAATCAAGTGTTAATTATCACAAAAGCTCAAGATAAAGATGGTAAAGAATTACTTGGATACAACTTTACAATTAATATTGAGAAATCTAGATATGTAAGAGAAAAATCAAAATTTCCGTTTAATGTAAAGTTTGAAGGTGGTATTAATAAATGGTCTGGATTGCTCGATATTGCGATCGATGGAAATTTTATTGTTAAACCAAATATGGGTTGGTATTCAAAAGTAAATCAAGAAACCGGTGAAATTGAAGAAAAGAAATATAGAATGAAAGAAACTAATAACACAGAATTCTGGTCTGATATTTTAACTAATCCAAAGTTTAATGATTATGTTATGAGTAAATATTCTTTATCAAAAACATCAATCGTTAACAACAATCAAAAAAAAGAATATGAGGTTGATGATGAGTCAGATGTATAATATTGTTATTAAAGAATCAGATGATATTGAAATACAAGAAACTACTTGTAGAAAACCATTTGCGTGTCAGTGTTTGATTGACAATCAAGATCAATGTGGTTATGATCGTTTTCTAATTCAGCAGAAAGTTATTGATCATTACTTGAAAAGAGCAAAGGCGATATCTCAAATAAATAATGAACAATTCATGAAATGTTATGGATTTTATTTTGATGAGGATAATTAATGGAACAAACTATTCTTTCACATTTAATTGAAAATGAACAATATGGAAGAAAAGTTATTGCATTTTTAAGAGAAGAATATTTTCATGATCAAGCAGACAAACAATTGTTTGCTTTGATCGATTCTCATGTTAAAAAATACAATTCTTTTCCAACTAAAGAAATTCTTTACATTGACCTACAAAATATGCATTCAATTAACGAACAACAATATAATGATATTAAAAATAAAATTGGTTCATTATCAATTGATCAGACTACTGACATCAATTGGTTAATTGATAAAACTGAACAATTTTGCCAAGATAAAGCTGTTTATAACGCGATCAGGCAATCGATTAAGATTATTGATGATAATAGTCAATTAACAAAAGCTGCTATACCAAAAATTCTTCAAGATGCTCTTCAGGTTAGTTTTGATGCAAATATTGGTCACAGTTTTCTTGATGATGCTGACAATCGATACGATACATATCATACTAAAGAAAAACGCATTGATTTTAATCTCGAGTATTTAAATAAAATTACACAAGGAGGATTACCACCAAAAACTCTTAATTGCTGGATTGGTTCTACTGGCACTGGAAAAAGCCTTGTTATGTGTCATATGGCAGCATACAATTTAATGTGCAATAGAAATGTTCTTTATATTACTCTAGAAATGGCAGAAGAAAGAATTGCTCAACGTATTGATGCTAATCTATTAGATACAAGTATTTCTGACTTGTTGTCATTATCAAAAAATGATTATTTGAAGAAAATGAACAAATTAAAAGAAACTACAAAAGGCAAACTTATCATTAAAGAGTATCCAACAGCATCAGCGGGATCTTCACATTTTAGGCATCTGTTGAATGAGCTACGTATTAAGAAAAATTTTGCACCAGACATTATCTACATTGATTATTTGAATTTATGCACGTCAGCTAGGATTAAAGCTGGATCTCAAGCAAATACTTATAGTTATGTTAAGTCTATTGCCGAAGAATTACGCGGTTTGGCTGTAGAATTTAATTTACCAATCGTCACGGCAACACAATCAAATCGATCGGCAATGAACGCCTCTGATATGGGATTGGAAAATACTTCAGATAGTATAGGATTACCTATGACTGTTGACTTTATGATGGCAATTATTTCAACTGAAGAATTTGAAGAACTCGGACAATTGATGTTTAAACAATTAAAGAATCGTTATGGTGATCCTTCTCTATACAAACGTTTCGTTGTTGGTGTTGACAAATCAAAGATGAGATTATACGATGTTGACTCATCTCAACAAGAAGATATAATGGATGGACCTGTTATGGATAATGGCCATTTCATGGAAGAAGAAACTGAACGCGGCAAAAAGGTATTCGATAAATCTAAATTCAGAGGATTTAACTAATGGTAACCGGAAAAACAGCTTTCTTAAATCGCCAATTAATACATCTTTATCAATTATCTCAAACTGTTGTTTTTATTAATGATAATGAATTTTTTAACAGCGATGAAAAAATGGAGTTACTCGATGGATTGATTAAAGAAATTGAATCAATTAGAAAACATGTTGAATATGAACTCCATATAAGGAAAAAAATCGCATGAATTATAAAGTAACCAAAGTTAAAAATATGTTTCATGTAATTGAAAAACAAACCGACCAGACTATTAAAATTTTTGAAAAAAATTATGAAGCTTATAAACTATGCAATAAATTAAGTGCGGGTGCTGGATTTGAAGGATGGACACCTCTATTTTTCTTAAAAAATTAGTTTGTATAAATAATATAGCTATCAGTCATGTTTATGGTTAATACCATAAGAGGCAAGTGGATTATTAGATTACATCCCAAGGAAGTGACGAGGTAAAAGGTGGGGTTCCTTCTCGTCCATGACTTTTTGCGCGTTATTAGAAAGAGAGAGGTGCCAGCCTCTCTCTTTTTTTAGTTATACCATTTAGAATAAGGTTTAATTAGTGGGGGTTCACCATTATTTCCAACACCAGAATCAATCGCAAATAATACTCCAGTCTGACGATCTTTAATCACTGCTGCGTAATGGGTCCATTTAAATAACCCACCTTTCCAATTTGGCGCCATAATATCATGAAACTTTAATGCGCCAATTTTATTGAGAATAATTAAATAAGAAGTAGAATTGGTTGCCTCATCTACGCAGTCCATCTGCGATGGGTCTCCAGCACCAAAAGCCCCAAGCGATGCTCTATCTTTATCTGTGCCTGTTGCAGTACCAACGTTCTGTTCAATTACAGCAATTGTTTTTCGCAAGGCCGCACGTTCTTCATTAGGAGTTAGTACCCCGACAAACATCAATTTTAGTTGTTCGAGAAACTTCAAATCAAATGTGAATTCATGAATAGTGGAACATCCATGTCCGGAACAGACATAAACGGTCCGGCCAGTTGGATACTTTGCTTTATTATACTTGGAAATGTGATATTCAATGTTGGGGGTATCAACATTAACGCCAGCGAGTGTAGCATTAGTTTGTAACAGGAAAGCAGAAACGATAGTAGTTAGATAAGCAAACTTCATGTATTTCTCCATTGTATTCTGTTGTTCTGAACCTATTTATAAACTTTGGAGTTTTGTGTGTTGTTAATTCAATTATTATAAATATAGTAAATAAAGCATTTTGCAATCATAATTCGGAGTCGTTTCATGTTAACTTTTCAACAGTATATATTCGAAGCAACAATTAGCGCAAATCCAGATTCAGATGTGGGACATCGTCATTTTACTAATTACATCGAACCTTTTCTACCTGGCAACGCAGCCCACAATGAACTAACCCATAGATTACATAACGGAACTCCTGTAACCATAGTTGGGACGCATATAGACCGATCGGGTAATGCAAAACGAATGGTGAGTGTTCGAACGCCCGACGGACGTCCTCTAGTAGTCTCCGCCTCTAAATTGCAAAAGCCCCCACATTTAGGGG